CCAGTGAGCAGAATGTTTCTGCCAGCGCATGCAAGGTAGTAATTGAGCGACTGCCCGTCAAGAGCGTCGATCTGAGAGTTGGAAAGAGATACCGGCGTGATCTGAGCCAGTGTCTTGTACGCCCAGGTTTCAGAGCCTGCGTCATAGCCCAGGCATTTGGCAAGGGCAGCGACATGAATAAAGGGATTGTAGCCTGTGCTGTCGGTGTATATGCCGATTGAACGCATTGCCTGAGTGCCTGCCGGATTTGTGGTTTCGGTGGTGGCAAAGCAGAAGATCTTCTCCTGGGTTTCAGTCCATGTAGAAGCCTTGGCTATATCGCCTTCCTTTTCATCGACAATGGCTATGCCGTACCAGCCGTCAACGGTGAGCGCTCTTGCAAGAGTGGTTTCGATATTCTCCGGTGTGGAAGCTGTTACCTTGCGCACTGCAATATAGATTTTGTCTGCGCCGTTCGCAAACGCAACGTAAGCGGCTTTCGCCACCTTGTCATCTGATATCTTCCAGCCTGCATTTGTCACGTCGTCAAACGAATAGTACACGCCGACATCGGGCGGCGCTTCCTCGGGTGACTGGAGCGGTGCTGCTCCAACGATCAGCAGATAGTTAAAGCTGGTGCTGTCGGGCACGGCAGAACTTATGCTGATCTTTACGTTGACTAATCTGTCAAGTAATGTCATTGCTTGTCCTCCTCGTTAAAATTTACTTTCTCTATGGTTCCGGTGATTTCGGAAGCCATTTGTTCAGTTCCTCCGCCGCTGCTGTTGGGGAAACTTGCTTTTCCTGTTTCCGGAGCAATACAAGCGCGTCCGCGCCTGATTGTCGTGAAGCTTACATCAAATTCCTGCATCGCCCTGTACTCAAACTGATTATCTACAAGCTGGGTGGTTTCAACGATATCTCCTGACCGCTCTATGCTGATATCAAGTTCAGAGCATTTGTCCGTCACAGACTGAGAGTCAACGTACCAGATGAAGTCCATCATGTCAGCTGATGCAGTGTTTTCTGTGTAGCCTTCGTCCTGGATAATCCTGCCCTGAGTGAACAGCTGCACTTCAAGCTTTGCGGTTGCGGGTTTACAGTACAGGTCGCTGCTGTCAGACGGAATGATCGCAGAACGCGCGGAACTGATCCCGCTTAGCTTGATCATTACAAACGGAAGCGAGGGCTTGACAGTCTGTTGCTGTTCAGCCCATATAACTTCCGTTTCTGCAAAGAAAGATGATACAATATCCAACAGGGCATCACGAAGCTCAGGTATCTCCATCGGCTTCCTCCTGGACAGGGGAAACAGGGTCGGGTGCGCTTTCAGGCACCTTTACGAAGGTTGAAACGAAATGCGCAAGCGGTGTATTCCCGTAGAACTCACTGCTTTCGCATTCATACCATTCGCCGTTATAGAACACCCGGTCCGCGAGTATTCCGTTCCTGGCGTCAGCTGTCCTGATTATGGACTCGCCATAGGCGACTATCCTTTCGGGAGTTCTGGATCCTTCTGCTCCAACTGTGGTGGTGCTTGCAGAAAGCGGCTGTATGTCAAGCGACACGAGCCTGTCCGTGTATGTCTTGGCTACATACCCACGTTTGGCTTTCTGTCTTGTATAGGAGCGGATAGTGTACTGCTTCTTCCAAAGATTCATCAGTCGAAGTCTCCTTTCTTGCATATTACAAAGTTCACCGACTGCCGCATGTGACCTGTGTCTATCAGCGGCTTGCTGGAGCCTTTCTTGCTGATGGTTGAGGGTGCGTTAGGTTCGAATTCGCCATCTCTTATTTCTTTCTGGACAAGCCCTTTCTGAAATGTTCCGATGGCTTTCATCACATCTTCTGCCGTTGCCTGACCGTTCTTTATTCGCTGGAGCTGGGACTTCATAAACCGATTTATCTTTTCAGCATTCTTGTCAACGCTCTGACGCATGAAAGGTCTTGACGGCGATGTTGAAGTTCCGAGTTCATTGAACATGGCAATGTCGCACATGTCAACCTCGGTTTCCTTTCCGCTGTGATCTTTGCCTTTCGCTTTGCCGCGCTGAAAGCCTACCCTTACCTGAAGCTTTTTCAGCTTGTTCATTTCAGCACGAAAGCGCGCTCCGTCTTTGGTGATCTTATCATGTCCTGCCATTCTTAAACCTCCGTTGCTTCCGCAGATGAGATTATCGGGATCACTCTTGTTCTGCGTATCGTTAGGAACTGGAGTCCATACACTGTCAGCGTGTATTCGGCGTCAACAGCACTTACTCCACTCTGTGAGGTTGAATAGCTGATAGACGTTCCGCCCTCAGAGTATGAAGAAACTCTGAGAGCGTCGTCTATGTTTCCGGTTGATGTGTCACCATAGCCAGCCAATTTGAGCTTGTGTGCTGCGAGATACGCGAGGGATTGGTTGTATGTGTTTCCGAATTTGTTTTCGCTTATGAGCGGCTTAGACAGCTCTATCCACTGGTTTACAATCTCGTCGGATAGGCTTGCGAATTCCTGAGCGACAATTCGGAATATCTCTAGCGGTGACATGAGTGCCTCACTTACTTCTTGGACTTGGTTTCCTTTACCTCAGGCTCTTTTGCGGTTTCGCCGGTGGTATTGCTGTCGGTATCGGGTGTCACGCCGGGAGCAGCCTCCACACGCTGGAGCATATTCATCTCCATGTACATCTTGACAACATCGTTGGTTTCCCAGCTCTTGTCAAGATCACAGGTGTCTCCGGGGAGCAGTGTGTTGCTTCCAAATGCGATAATCTTTGAACTTGTGTTCTTTACTGTCATTGTCGTTTTTCCTCCTTAAATGCCTACAGCGATGAGCGCGGACAGCGGATAGTAGATAACTGCGCCTGCGGTTCTTGCTTCACAGGGAACTACCATCTCCAGACCTTCGGGCTGAACGGGGTGCTGAATGAAGGGCAGGGGATTTTCGATAGCGATCTTGTCGGGATCCTTGGTGAACAGGAAGGCAACGTTCTTTCCCTGAGCGCCGAAGGGGTTGATGTCTGTCGAGTCAGCCTGAAGCTCAGGAGCCGGAACGATATCCTTCAGGAACGGAGCATTTTCCAGAATGAACTTCTTTACAGTGAAACCTGTGTTCTCAATCTGTCTGGTGCTGATGTCGATGTAAACATCGGCAGGAAGGACAAGAGTGTCAGGGCGCTCGACATTGTGTGTTATCTTTGCGACATGTTTCTGCATGCCGTTGATATCATCAAGGATCTGCGCGGCGGTCTTGTCAGCCCACTTTGTTGATGCTTCGCTGGAGCCGTCCTTACCGTTTGCCGGAATAGTGTACAGCGGTATATCATTGCCGATTGACAGAACGCCGATAAGCCCAGTATCAGCGTCACCAGCCCATGCGATCTTGTTGATCATGTAATCGCTGGCGTATCTGGCGGACTCAGCCTTGCGCGCGTCAAGGGATTTTCCAGCCATACGGGAAGCTCTCATTTCCTGTATGGAGTAGCCGTAGCTGTCGCCGACAGACTTGATCGGAATGGTTGTGGGCTTACCCTTTGCGTCGGTTCTCGGCAGGTCAGTTGCGTAGTTGGAGATGATCTTTGCCATGCCCTGCTTATCGTAGCTGTAGTAGGTGGTTGTTTCAGCACCTGCGTCAACATCGTTTGTGATCGGGAAAAGGTTGATCGCGGTCAGCTCAGGGTAGAGCTTGTCATAGGTCTTAGCCTTGATATAGTCAAGCTCTCTTGCGAAGAACAGGGAAGCGTCATCGTTGGAGTCAAAGCGCTGTCTGCCGGTGATGGCAAGTGCAGAAGGAATGGACGAAGCTCTCAGCGCCGCATAGTCGGCGGGATCATAGGTTGCTTTCGGGTCGTTTGCATCAAATCTCATATGTGTACCTCCTTTTAGGCAAGGGAAATGGGAGCAACATCGCCATCGCCCTTTGTGCCGATGAACTTTGCTCCGGTGATCTGAACGGTTTTGGGAGTGGTTGCGGAAGAAACGTTGGTAAACTTGCCAGCATCATCTCCGGAAAGGATAAGATGGACAGCGTCGCCGTATGTGATAGTCAGTCCGCTCTTGATCTTGCCCCACACTTTGCCGTGTTCCATGACGCCGATAGAAGCATTCTTCTTGACAACTGTGTTGCCTTCCATGTCCATTTCGGTGGTGTAGCCGTTCACGGTGATGCCTTCGAACTTGGCAATGGTGGACTCCTCTGTGGGGAGTGCAATGCCTGTTCCGGCTGCGGTGCCTATTACGACACCCATACCGAAACCGACTGCGCCGTCATCAGCTTCAACCTTTCTGGTGTTGATGGTGTAGGGGCTGAGGTCATAAATGCTGCCTGCCGAGCCTTTCGGCATGGCATAATTGTAACTGGTCTGTGCGCTCATTACTTGTTACCTCCGTTCTGTCTGTTGATCATAGCCTGACGCGCCTTGTTTGCAGCAGTCATACCGCTGGGAGCCTTGCTCCTGGAGTCGCCGTTGAACATCTGGCGGCGCTGATCGTCAGTGTTGCGCTTCTTGTTGATGGCTTCCTTAGTGATATCATACATGGCATCAATGTACGCCTTGCTTCTGCCATCAAGACGAACTCCGGGCTTTGCCTTCTTGATGATTGCCTTCTTGGCAGCGGTGATACTCATTCTCTCAACGCCGTCCAGGTGGATCTTATCGGCAATGCGGCACAGCTCCAGTTTCTGAGATACGATGCTGTCTACGCTGTCCATGTTCAGACTGCCGGACTGGCTCTCGTCATCGTCGGCGTTGGCTTCATCGTCATCTTCATCGGTGTTCTGCTTGTCATCGGGGTTCTCGGTGTCGTCGAAGTCCTTTCTTGCCTGGAGTTCGTCAATGCAGTCAAGCAGGGTCTGGATATCCTCGTTCTGCTGAGCGATAACGCCGAGCGCAGCTTCGTTGTCGGTGGGCTGATCTTCCGCATCGCGGCGGTCGCGTCTGTCCTTGACCATCTGAACCTTATCTTCAAGGGTTTCGGGTTCATCGCTGTCAGCTGCCGCTCCATCGACGGGCGGGGCGTTCATCTCATCATCATCTGCGTTGCTCTCATCGGCAGGCTGCGGTGTTGCGTTGATGATGTTGTCATCTTCGTCTGTTCTCTTTCTGTTCTTCTTGAACATAGGTTTACCTCCTTCGGTTTTTCCGTCTATGTTGAGACGGGCATTTTCTCCGGCTCTTGCTGAGCCTACCAGTGCCAGATGGTTGATCTCAATGTTCCTCTGCACAGCATCATAGGGTTCGCCGTTCCATTCACCGGGCGTTTCATCAAGGGTGAGATTGTAGCCGAGAGATAACTCACGGAGTCCGCACTCTTTCATGGTGTCGGTATCATGTATCACTATCTCAGCCCTGACATTATCTCCGTCCCTGTAGCCTTCTGACAGGATCGTTCCGATAGCCTCCTTGGTGACAGTGTTCTTGTCAACAAGTCCGGCATCGTGGGTAATGATAATCGGCTTGCCCTTGTAGCTTGCAAGGGAAGCAGAGGAGAACACCTCCTCGGGAAGTCTGAGTTCCCTGCGGATTGTTCCATCTGGGTTTGTATACTCAAATATCCCACACGTCGTAACGATCGGGTGGTCTATAAGGTAGCCTTCGTCTGTGAAGTATGTGGCGTTCAGCTTTATGCTGTCGAGCCTTACAACTCTTTTAAGATTGCTTGTCATCTTGGTCATCTCCTATTTCATAGAACTGGCTGACGAGTGCAAGCGTCAGCTTCTGAATGTGCTCTACTTTCTCTATCCTGATATCATCTAAGGTGTCAGTCACTCCCTTGTGATCAGGAAGCTGGAGCAGTCCTTCAATTGTCTGTGTGGTGTTTTTGACTGCTGTGGCTTCCTGTACAAGCTGGTCGCATATGGCTTCAATGATCGTCATTTATTTCTCCGTTTCTGTCTTGCCTTTTACGGGCAGGTCTATATCGTCATAGTCAAATACTGGCAGGGCAACACAGCGGCACTGAAAATCTTCGCCAGGGTGTGCTCTCCGTCCTGTCTTTTTATCAACGACAGGCGGGGCGTCCCAGCTGAATATTTTTCCATCAAGCGCCGCGTGGCTTTCACGCACCCTTTCATCTCCTGATGTGCTCCAGATATACCGGTTCACTCCTGCGTCTCTCTGCTGATACTGAGTGATCTCAGAGTTCAGCTTCGCCATCTGATCGCGGGCAATAAAAAGAGCCTTGCTCCGGCTTACGGAGTAGGCTTTCTGAATATCTTTCGATATGGCTGTTATTGTTCTTCCCTCTGAAAAACCTTTCTGAGTGATCACTTGCATTTCTGCCAGGCATTCCTGCGGGATAGATTTTATCAGTGACAGGTTCTGGTCTGTCCATTTCTCTAATATCTCACGGTAGAAGTCGCCATTGTAATAGTCGTCCATCAGGTCAATGCCAAGCGTTCTTGACACAACATGTTTCCACTCATCTATGGAAAGCTTCCTTGTGAGCTTTGTCAGGCGTTCAAGCCTTGTCCGCAGGTCAAAGGCATCTATCTTGCCGTTAATGTCTTTCATCATTTTGTCAAACACCTTTTTCAGCTGCGGAGATATGTAGTATGACGCTGGGGTGCTCGATTTCGCGTCTGTGCGCTCGTAGGACAGCTTTTTTATCTCCGGGAGTGTAGTTTTAAGGGTAGAGGAGATAATCGCCATGTATGAGCGTGTGAGGCGTTTATATTCGCGTTCCAGATTTTCCTTGTATCTGATATTCGAACGGCAGCGCAGGGTTTTCTTTCCACGGAACTTTTGCCTTACCGTTTCCTGTGTTGCCATCTTCATGGCATTTCTGTTCACTTTTTCATCTCCTTTGACGAATTCTGTACCGAAAATCATTGTTCTGCCTGATTTCTGACACAGAAAAGAAATTTGGTGAGAACGGCGGGTCCTGCCCCCGCTGGTGATTTAAGCAGGTGAGGAAATCACCTAACTTCTTCCGCGATATTGCTATCGCTATACAGTTGTATGCCATTGATATGCCGGGGCACTTTTCACACTTGAACCTGCCATGTATGCGCGTCATCTTGCCGCGCTGCGTTCCCATATTAGCTTGCATATGAAACGCCCTCGCTGTCTGCTGACAACGGGGGCGCCCATAGGAGGAATTGTGGCTGCGTGAGCCAATGGTTGCAATGCCCGGAGTCGAACCGGGATTGAGGGGGTCAAAGTCCCTTGCCTTACCTTTGGGCTACATTGCAATAAAAAAGCGGCAGATTGCTCTGTCGCTTAGTGTTCATAGAAATCCATAGGATTTTTGCGTTTGATGGAGTGGTTGAAAGCCATATCATAGACGGCTTGGTTGGCAGCGGCGTGTATCAGATGTTGGAGTTTTCTTCTCCGTAATCAGGTGTAAGATCTAATGTGCCTTCCATGTACCGCTTCTTATACTCGTTCAAGCTCAGTTCGTTTGCGCATTCTTCCTCGTCAGGATTTTTACGCTGTATTGGGTCGTCCTGCCAGCCACATACTTCGCATATATCCATCGAGGCGCTTTCAAATTTGAATTTGCCGCAAACAGGGCAAATTTTTGTGTCATTCATCGTCGTTACCTTCACTTTCTTTAAGACTGTCAAAATACTTGTTTGCAAGTTCAAGATTGACTTCACCTGTATTCTTATTCCTTTTGGCAATGAAATATGTTTTTATGCTGCCTCCAGGTGTGCCTTTTCCATATTCTCCGGTTTCACGATTGAAGCGGACTACTTCTCCATCTTTTGTGGCATATCCATCTATTTTATCAGAACAAGGTTGCTTGATAAATTTTTTGGCTTTTGCAACATAGTCATCTTCGTTTGTTATTCCAAATTCGTGAGCGTGTTTATTTACATGCTTTTTGAGAAGTTTGTCGCTTGAAAACCCTGTACACTCGGGATTACTTCCACTAGCAGATGGCTTCGGATTTGAGCTATCAGACGGAGCAGATCCTCCGACCTGACCTTTAACACCTTTGTGTCCGAAGTTTCCGGAGCCATCTCCACCATCTGTTTGATTGGTTTGTGATTTGATTATAGCAGAGGGATTTTCTTTTGTCAAGCGGTTTGTTTCATTTCCCTGAGAATTGTCCGGGTCTTTCATATAGTCATTATACGCGCCATGGTCAGCAATTCTTCCGGCGAGTGTAGTTTGTTGGGGTTCTGCGGTATCGGCTGCCATAGGCTCCGGGAGGGCTGTGTTTTCTGCTTCAGAATATGAGAGGGGAAGATCAGGGTCATCTTCGTCAATAAGATCTTCAATAGCATAGTCGCCTTCGGCTTTCAAGCCATTTCTGACCTCCGACGGGTCGAGAATACCAAGATCTATGTAGGTCTGCGCCGTTGCAGCCTTGGTCTGCGCTGTCGATGCCTTTATCTGGTCAACCTGTGCCTGCTCTGTTTCACTCAGGCTCCACAGAGGTTCAAACGTTATTTCATACTCGGGTTCTTCATTAAGATCATGGTCTGCTACTGCTGATACAATTATCAGGTCAATGAGCATTTCAAGATTGTGCTTCACCATGTTGTTTCTGATCTTGTCAATGAAGTTGTAGTAGTTTTCAAGGTCACTTTCTCCCGTTGCAGACATTCCGGCAGGGGAGCGTCCGAACAATACGGTCTGCGGAATCCTCGTCACTGCTGACAGCATATTGCAGGAGCTGTCAATGACCTCGGAGATACCTGTGGTTGAAAAAGTCTGAAAGCTGTAGTCCTCGCCGTCGCCATCTATGGCAATACTGTTGAGAAAGCCCCTGGACATGTCAATAAGCTGGAGCCTGCGGAGTGCCTGGTTTTCTCCTTCGTCTGTTGACAGGAGCTGTGACAGGTTCTTCATCTTATAGATGGGCTGTACACTGCGCTCCAGCAGTTTGGATGCATTGGAGTGAGTTGTCAGTGTTTCACGCATGGCATCTTTTATACGCAGGTACTCAGGTATTCCCCAGAAGCGGTATTCTGCTGTCATCGCTTTTTCGGGGAGCGTTCCGTTTTTGAACACCAGGCAGCGGCTTTCGTGGACTTTGAAGTTGCCGGTTATGCTGTACACATAAAAGTACTCCGGTGTTCCGAACTTGGAAAGCTTGTGGTTGTGCTGACCGAGCATACCATAATCGCTGTACAGTGACATGTAATCCGGCTGAACAACTGACCTGTCGTACACGCGGAGTTCGTCAATTCCCCTGGCGTTGCTCCAGTCAACAGGCTCTTCAAGAAGCCGTCCGTCATCAATCATCATGACAATGATCGAACCGCCGTAAAGTCTGCTCCACTTTATGGCGGTTGAAAATCTGTCAGCAAAATCAAGTGAGATCAGCTTCTTGTTTATCAGCGAGTTGACGTCAGTGTCCTCAATTCCGAGGTCAAAGCCGTGCTTCATGGCTTCGTCTGCCGGAGCATCTATGATTATCGCAAACAAGCCGTTGCTCTCATACTGCGTGGTGAGGAGCGGATCGGGTATCAGTCCCTCGGACTGGTAATCATACGCTGTAGAATTGTCCTGCGGCATGCCATACTTGTTGAGCATGTTCACATACCCGTCCATGCGGTAGTCGCGGCGCTTTGCGTTTCTTACGTTTCTGAGCATTCTATCTCTGGCTCTGATGTCAGTGATCCTGCTACTGCTTCTAGGTTCCATCTCATGCTCCTTTACTTTATCAATTGATCAGGCTGTCAATGCTGAATACATATTCAAGCTCAGAGAATGCCGAGCTTGTCGCATCGACCATATCCTTGAACTTACTCATGGGGAATGACTCCAGCTGTGCAAGATAGGCTTCGTTCCAGTCACCTATCACTATATCAAAATTGCCAGCCTGCCACTGTGCGGCGACTGGCTCTGCTCTTGACTCCTTGCTTCCTGACTCCTGCACCGCACATACATCAAATCCGGACAGAAACTTGATGTAGCTTTGCGCCTGCTCCTTGCCAGCTTGTCCAGGATCCTGAGGAAGCCGCACACGGACACGCTTGAACCTTGCCAGGTCTGACGCTGCTGTGTGCCTGATGGTCTGCCGGACGTCATTGGCAGCCATTCTGACGTTGATAACATCGGCTATGACATAGCGCCCGTCCTTTCGCTTTCCAATGAGTACGCCTGCGGTGTACGCAGGTTCGCCGCCCTCTGTTTCTGAAGTGGCTGCGAGATCCCATGCTCTTACCCATCTGTCTACATTGGCAGGAACGGACTGGAGCATTTCGCCGATCTGCGTTCTTTTGAAAAACAGACCGGCGGCGGGTTTGATCTTCCAGTTTCCGTTCAGCAGTCTTTCACGCTCGACGGTAGCAAGTGCTTTCAAGTTTGCTATGTACTGAGGGTTTGATTTCAGAAGTATCTGATTGTCATAGATCGTGCTTGCTATGAATGTCACAGACTTTGGCTCGGCTTTTTCTTCCTCGGTGGTGAGGTTGAACTGTTCCCACAGTTCCTGCCTGGTGTCTGCCCAGTAGATGGCATCTTCACGCCGGAGCATGTATCGTATCTTCCCGCTCCGTTCCTTTATCGGATATCCGGAGTCCTGGTCTATCCAGTATTCAATGAATCTTGCTACCCAGCTGTCAGAGTCTGGGTTGCAGGAAGCACGCATGTACGGTTTGATACCACATACGGAACGGTTTCTGGACAGCATATAGAAGAACTGCTTCTCCGTGAAGTGCGTCAGCTCATCGAACATGATTGCCGTGATCTGTGCACCCTGCCACTTCCTCAGTTTATCATCTCTTTCGATGTGAGCGAAGCTTATCGTTCCGCCATTACCGAATGACCATTTTGGACGGGGAGTATATTTCAGACGCGCTCCTTTTATCTGAGAATACATGTTGATGCTCGTTTCAAGCAGACCGCCTTCGGTGAATATCTGGTTGCTGTTCTCCCTGAAATACACAGCTGAGAAGCCGGGGACATTCTTGTGTCGGAGTGGATCCAGAAGCATTCCGTAAGTCTTTCCGCCTCCGGCTGCTCCGCCATATATGCAGATGTCCGCAGGCGTTGATAAGAACATTTCCTGCGGTCCCTTTTGTGGTCTGAGCTGCGGCATTTCAACTATCCCTTCCGTTGTCAGGTATATAGATAACCAGATCTTCTGCTTCTTCGGTGCTGGTGCTGTTGTCGGACATTATCTCCATCTCCCTGCGGTGCTTCTCTTTATCCATCTTGAGCCGCGCGTCCTCGTTCTTCTGCCGCGGTGTGTCTCCACTCATTTCAAGAAGCAGACGCACTGCTTTGTCGTCGCCTTCCATTCCCTTGGTGAACATTCTTGCCATTAGAGCAACCATGTTGGTCATGTCATCAGAATCAACACCGAGCTTCTTCAGATTGGCTTTTACTGCATCTAATTCGACAGGCAGGTTGAGTATAAGCTTCGCGGCTTGTTTGGCGTCCCTTTTCTTTCGCCTGACTTCACCGGATTTTTTACCTCCAGCGCTTCGAATTCTTCTCTGATCTTCCTCTGTTCGTTCTGAGAATGGAATCAGGTTATCTTCACGCCTCATGTCACCACTTTCCTTGTGAGTTGATAATAGAAAACGAGGCGGAAATTACTCACCTCTTTACTTCGATTTTGGGCTTGTTTTTCGTGCTGTCATAAGAAAAGTACTTACCCCATTTTGCCTGCATGTTCGTAAGGCTTGCCAGCTGTGTCTGTCTGACTCTGTCTGAGTTACCGCCTTCATTCACGTCAATCAGTCCCTTGTCATAGAAGTACTTCGGCATAAGGCATACCCGGTTTACAAGCAGCTCTTGCAGAACCATGTCTATATCAAAGTTCTCGGACACCTTTTCGTCAAGCTTCGCCTTGAATACGTTTCGGTTGAACCACTTTACTGCGCCGGGGACTCCTTTGAATGCAAATTCCTGTGTGTAGTTGTACGGAATGCAGTTCGGAGGAATAAAAGCAAGACCGAGATGCAGGTCAAACAGCATTTGACCTATTCTCTCGATCTCTGCGGTTATTGTTTCTTTGTCGCACCCCAGGGGTTCTACGTCACTCAGCAGGTAACGGAAGTCCTCTATGTCATCATCTGCCACGACGATGATATCTTCGGGAGCGTGCTCGGCTATATAGAAGTACGCCTTATCGCCGCCGTCTATAAGCTCGTCATCTACAGCCCATATGTTTTCCACCCCTGCTTCGCGGTACGCTTGCTCTTCTGACTTCCTCACCATGTAGGTGCAGTATTCAAGCAGGTGGTATGTCAGTATCTTGCTGCTCCTGCGGTAGCTCGGCACATAGATGCCTAATGTGCAGCCTTCCATATCAGTCCTCCGTGTTGATGAAATAGTCCGCAAGCTGTCTGACAAGTCTTGCACCGACTTTTGCTTCCGGGAAGCTTTCGGGTATCGTGCCGCAGGTCTTGTAGCGATAGCCGTAGTACGGAAGGTTCAGCCCTGCTTTCTGTATCAGCGATACGGTCGCTGTCAGCCTGGGATTTATGTCTATGATATACGGAACGCCGCCTGCATTTTCTTTAAGGTCAAAGCCGACATTGCCATCAAGGCTGAGGGCTTCGCATGCTTTTACGCACTGGTCGAACGCTTCACCGTTCGGGACTATCTCACTTCTTTTGGCTATCCCATCGACATCGCCGTTACGCTTGGTCGCTCCTGCGACTACTTTCCCATTTACAGCAAGAACATCGACTGTATACTCAGTGCCAGGGAGATATTCCTGAAGCATGAACACTTCGTCGAAGTTTTTGAACAGCTTTTCAAGCTCCACCTGACTGATGTAGCTGATGGGTGCGCTGCGCTCCTTGATATATTCCTCGTCACCTATCACCCGGAAACCCCTGCCGCCACAGCCATGAGGGAGTTTTATGCAGAGCTTTGTTTTCGGGTACCTGGCAGATACCGTTTGATAATCGCTGTAGGAACACGCTGTTCTTGTAAGCGGCTGCTTTACTCCGCGTTTGCTCAGGAACAGGTTCATTCTGAGTTTGTCGTTGGCTATCCCAAGGCGCCCGGTGGTGAGTACGACGGTCGTGCCGATGGCTTCGAACCTGCCCTTTACAGCTTCGAAAATCTCTAACTCGTTCGTGTTCATCGGGAACAGCGCTGTGATTTTTTCCCTATGACAGATATCAAGAATATCGTCAATGTAGTGCGGGTCTGTGCACGACGGCACTTGAAAGAAACGGTCAAGCCCTACTGCATTGAATTCCATCGGAGCCATGTCCGCGCCCTCGATGAAAAACTCGATTCCATCAGGATTGTTCCTGAAGCAGTCGATCGTCCCTTTCATATATTCACCAAGTGCACAGGTGAAAAGAAGCTTTGTCATTTGATATCCCCCTAATTCTGAAAGCGTCTGGCTATTTCATCAACTGTTACTGCTTTTGAAGCTTCCCGCAGAACGCCGTTTTTCAGAATATTCATTCCGATAGCAGGGCTGATGAAGTCGTTGTTTGTGCTGAATGAGTATGCTCCCGCGTTTTTGAATACTACTATATCACTCTCTGCAAGGCTTCCGGTGTAATCTCTGGCGAGAATGTCATCTTCCATGCAGGTGTACCCGAACAGGTCATAAGTGCTTTGCGGCTGGGTTGAGCTGCCATACACTGTAAATGGAACATGCCCTGTGGTCTGGACTGCTCCAAGGTCATATTTTGATACGTTGAGTATCGCTGCTCTTTTGCTTCCGATGTTCTTGATCCTGAGCACCTTTGCACATAAAGAAACGGCATCTGCGACAAGGGCAGTGCCGGGTTCCAGTATCAGTTCAACACTTTCGTCAGGGAATGCTTCCTTGAACAGAGAACCTATTGTCTTGCCGTAATCCTCAAAGGACGGAACTACCCCGAAGAAGTCTTTCATCTCGCTTGGCATGGGTGAGTAGAGGTTGCCACCCAAGTCAATGTACTTCAGATCTTCCTTCGGAATATTATGAGTGGCAAGCAGTATCATAGTTTCTGCACGTTTCTTCCACGAAGCAAGATCTCTGGCACGGCTGAAATGACCATGCAGACCTGTTACCCTGACATTTTTACGCTCTTTCACGAGTGACATTGCTTCATAAAAGTCGCAGCCTGCAAAGCCAAAGTGAGAATTGATACCATTGCCGATATCGAACGTGACTCTCAGCCCTATGTCATATGTTTTGTTTTCAGGCAACCATGCTGCGAGGAAATCTCTGAGTTCGGACAGGTTGTCGAAGTTAATTTTGCTTCCAATTGCGGCAGCATGCATGAGCGAACTTACGGTTTTACATACGCCATTGTAGATTATAGAGCCTTTCGGGGCGTCGTACTCAATGGCAAGGCTGTGCTCGTGCGGTGATACTGCTTCAAGATACGCCCCTGCCATGAGCGCTTCATCACATACCGGCTTGGCATAGTTGGTTTTCATTGAGTATGCGAGCCGGACGTTTCCGTAATACTTCCTGAGTGCTGAGAGAAGCCGGTCGTGGTTCTTGCGGAATATGTCAGCGTTGAATATGTAACTGGGAATCAGCTGCATTTCATTCTTCTCCTTCGTGTTTGATGTCATCTTTGTATACAATCTGGGCTTTCATCTGGTCATACCAGACAGCCCTTGCCTTGATCTTCCGCTTGTTGGTTATCGGTACCTTTGCGTTCTCAATGCCTAGTTTACGGCACAGGTCGTTGTAGTCAGTTTCGTAGCGGCAGACTATCAGGACATAGTCATACTTCTCATAGTGGATAAGCTCCATATCCTTGAGCTTACGTTCCTCAGGGGACTTGTTGTCAAGGTCAACGCCGAGGTCTATGTTCAGGTCGGCTGTCCAGTCTGCGAGTACGTCCATGTCCCATTCGCCGCTGTGGACATTGTCCTTTATATTTATCGCGCGGAGTTCTGCGTTTGAGTAGCCGATGAGCCTTTTACAGAGGACTACTCTGTCAGGATCCATCTCTTTGAGCACTGCGCAGCGCTGGTTTCCGGCAATGATGTTGTTTTCTTCGTCAATGAGGATAAGCCCGAAATCGCCGAACGTGTTCAGCGACTCCTGGAGTTCTTCCTTTTTCTTTTTCTTTATCTTGCGGGGATTGCCAAAGCCGTTTTTGAGTTCGGACACAGGCAGTTCTACTGTTTCTATGCGCTTTTCAGCCATGCGTTACACCCCCAGCCTGAATATGCTCTGGAATGCTTCCGCGTAAAGGCTTCCTGCTTCGCTGCCTCTGACAGTCGCGAGGGCACGGAGCGTTTCCGGACTTCTGGGGTGCGGAGCAGGGCGCACAACGTCCTGATAGACCGAAAGCGCCTTTATTTTGGCTTCGATGGCTTCCGCTGTTACTCCCTGGTAGGTATTCGGCTTGAATGCGTCCCATGCCGGATTGAAGTGCCAGTCGGTTTCGGACGGGACTTCCATAGCCAGAATGCTTTCTATGCGCTTTGTGTAGCCAAGGCTTCTCTGAGGGAGCCTTGCGGCTTCATGGCAGATTATCGAAGCGATGTAGTGATCATTGTTCAGATCGCTCGGATGGTGAGTGATAATCACATCAGGTTGGAACTGAGTTATCGCACTTTCGACGAACTGGACAAGTTCGAGGTGGTCTGCGTCCTTGAGTTTCAGACAGCCCCACTTTCCCAGGAAGAACTTCGATACCCCGAGGATATCATAGGACTTCTTCATGCCTTCAAGTAGGTTGTCATATCTTGTGTCACACTGGCTGCACAGGCAGCATACCGCTACCTGGCTGCCTTTCCTCACTAAATCAAAAATCGTGGCGCCAGCCCCGAGAATTTCGTCATCGGGGTGTGCCACGACAAGCAGGTACTTTTTCATTGATGTCCTCCAATTTCTTTTCGCGCTGTTTCAAGAGCAGCTGCGATGGTTTCTTCCATGTTCATGTCCAGGTACAGTCCCATGCTGCCGCCAATGATGTAGCCGTCGCTTTCGGCTTTCTCACGGTACTTCTCATAGAGGGCAAGGGACCTTGCGTTCCTCATAGGATAGTAGGGGACGGCATCGCTTCTGTACGGCTCGGGGTACTCATAGGTCACTATGGACTTTTCGGACTGAGCATGGTCAAAGTGCTTGTGCTCGATGCTCCGCGTATACGGAACATCTGTCGATGTGTAGTTCACTACCGCATTTCCCTGGACGTTATCGCAGTCGAACAGCTTTTCCTCAAATCTCAGGCTTCTGTATTCCAGGGAGCCGTAACATTCGCTGTACAACCTGTCAAGGGGTCCTGTGTACACTATCTTCCTTGATGGGTGCAACGCTCTGTATGATGTCCAGCTGATGTGGTCATAGTTCGTCCTTAATACCACCTTGGAGCGGCTTAATAGCTTTTGGAATATTGGTGTATACCCGTGTGCGGGTATGCCCTGGAAATCGCTGTTAAAGTAGTTGTTGTCATACGTGAACCTGACCGGCAGTCTGTTGATAAGCTCGGGGGGCAGTTCTTTACATGGTTTTCCCCATTGCTTTTCGGTGTAGCCCTTTATCAGCTTTTCGTAGATGTCCTGTCCGACAAGGAATTTTGCTTTCTCTGCGAGGTTATGCGGACAGTCAGTTTTCAGCTTCTGACTTTCTATTACTGATCTGGCTTCCCCTGGTGTGCGTACATTCCACATCTTACTGAATGTGTTCATGTTGAACGGTAGATTGTACACCTCGTCCTTGTAGACTGCGATGGGAGCATTCACAAACGGAAGAACATCAGTGAATTCCTTAAAAAAATTCCACAGCTGTATGTTAGAAGTGTTGAAAATATGTGCGCCGTACTTGTGCACGGTTATTCCTTCAACTTCCTCAGTGTAGCAGTTTCCGCCGATGTGGTCGCGGCTGTCTATTACAAGGCAGTGCAGTCCGGCTTCTTCCATGCAGTGTGCAAAAACGGAGCCGAACAATCCGGCTCCGACTATCAGATATTGGTATTCTTCCATCAGTTTCTCCGTAAAACAAAAGCGACCGCCTTTTTAGGCAGCCGCTTCTGTTGGACATCAAAGTGGATCAAAACAACGTTCTCGGGTACTCGGGAAATGACTTACACATCTGTAACCCACAATGACAGTATAACACAATGTTTTTCGTTTGTCAATCCAGACTTTTTCCACTACTCAAAAAGTTCGGTGAGATCAAGTCCGAACAGCAGCGGTGTCAGATCTTCACAGGCATTATTGATGTCATCATAGAACTGGCTCAGGCTGATGTGTTCCTGCTCGGAAATCTCAGTGGGGGAGAGATCTTCTGATGAAAGATACGTCGCCTGGAGTACACGCCATCTTCTCTGCTTCTCGGCTTTGGGTGATTTTTCGCACCTTGACTTATAAACATCAAGCATGGTGTCGATATGCTCAACGATTATCCGGGTAGTCGCTACGCCATTGCGAATGCTCTCGACATGGAACTTGTCGCCGGGGCTTATTCCAGCGAGGCTGAACAGGGCGTCATTATCGCACGCCTGGCAAATCTGTGCGGTTTCATAGATAGCGTGCGAGTTGTATTCTGCGAACTTCCTGTAGTTCTTCATCAGAAGCTTTGTGTTCCGCAGGCGCTTGTCCTTCTGTTCCTGACGGGTCTGTGCCTTTATCTTTTCATACTCCGCTATGGCTGTTGCAGACGCAGCCTTGGTGATCGCATCTATGGTTTCAGGGGACAATGAACGGGACTTGCGTGATTTCACTTTCTCTTTGGTATCGCTCATATTGCACCTCCTTAATATCCTCTCCATTCATAATGGGGGCACGGCTTGGTGTTTACGCCGATGTATTCTTCGGCTACTACCTCGTTTCTGGTGCAGTAGCCATATGTAGAAAACTGCGTGTGCTTTTTGTAAAGTACACAATTTCCACACCGCTTGACCTGTCTGCTGGTTTCGCCCGTAGGTTTTGACAGTTCGGGATATCTCTTTTCCAGTTCTTTCTGGGCTTCTTCCTTTGTGAGAAACAGGTCTGTACCAAGTTCAGCTTTCTCGTATCTGGCATCTATTCCGAATATTGCTTTTACTGAAACATCGGTGCAGGTGTCCTCAAATATGTGCGGTGCGTTAATTTCACTTCCAGGTTCTCCGGGAATGATGTAATACATGTGATCGCCAGGCAAGCAGGGGACTGCGATCAATTGCATTTTGATTTTTATGCGTTCTTTTTCTTCAGACATTTGTTTACCCTTCTTTCCGGAGGCTGTTCGCCATCGTCTGCTTCAGCAGGTCGGAGTACATTGACTGAACAAGTTCAAGCTGGGCTTTCACGGCTACGTATTCGCTGTCGAAGTGCTGAGAGGTTTCCCCGTTGCCATTTTCGCTTGCTTCTACCTTTACAGGAACAGGCACCTCCTTTATTACCTCGACGGTCTTTTCCTTTGGGGTGTCACAGGTAATGCCAAGAGATATAAGCAATGCAGTGTCGATGGCTTCCATCTCCTGTTTGCTGCATATTCCGCTAAAACTTCCGATGCGTTCCGTGGACACTGTTGTGATCTGCTCACAAAGTGCAGTGCTTGCCTTTCCGGTTCCACGGATTGTAACATGCGTCGGAAGGTCGGCTTTCGGCTGAGTAGTCAGGAACACAACCTCCACTGTGGCGCTGTTTTCGTTGTTCTTTTCGTTCGACACGATAACCGCAGGTCTCCCTGCAATCTGTTCTGAGCCTACGGTTCTGTAGTCGCGCTCGATGTAGTAGATTTCTCCACGCTTGATTTCACTCATTACTTTCTTTCCTTTCGTCATCGTTATTAGTTGTTTCAAGGGGTTTGTATCTAAGAAAGTTTTCTCCGTACACTTTGTTAAGCTCGTCGAAAACATGCCCAAGACCTAACCCCTTTTTGTTGGGCTTCCAGAGCCCGTCTGATGGGTCATACTCGCCCCCCCTTATGCAGTATGTGTACTGTTTTGGGTGCGTCCGGGCAAGCCTCTGAAAGCGTGTTTCGCCCTTTTCGAGGTGACAGCCATAGGCACAGTAGATACAGCCGGTTCTTGAGCAACCAGTAGTTTTTAGTCGGAGATTAGTTGCTTCTGTAAACCTTTCCTGATCGGGATCCTGGCAGTCATATACGATTTCGCCGTAAACGGAGCATATGGGGGTAATTTTGTCACGAGGAAATTTCGGCTCACCGGTTTCGGCATCAATGATTGATTCTAGTGGGGAACTATACAATTCCTCTATATTTTCGATACGCCAGCGTATCATTTCTTTGCTGTGACTTTTGATGTACAGGAGAACGTCCTGCTCTGTCCAAATGGACATAGGGTTTGAGATGGGTCTTTCGCAATCAAAAGCATTACAACCGTGTGCTATCCATTGTGATGTTCTGAGTTGACTTTCACAAGCCATTTGAGCTGTTATAGGTATTCTTCCGGTTTGCTTACTATATCTGTTAGCCGGTTCTTTTTTTGAATAGTAACAGCATTTTTCTGACACACAGAAATCCATTTCTGCAATTGGAGACCACTTTGCCATCGCATATGGACCTCTTTTTTCTGGGGAAAACACATTTTTGGCAATATTGCCGTCTGGCTTTCGCCTGAGAATTCCGATATTGTGAGAAGCCATTTTCCCGATCAAAGGATATCCATATGTTGAAATTACCTGATCAAACGGATATTGTCAATATAGCTTTACACATTTCACTCAAAAATTTTGAGCAACAGTGCAATGGAATAAATATCCATGTAGCGTAGCGGAGTGGATATTTATTCCATTGCGGCGGTCGCCGATTCGCCCGTCTTATCCGAGTAATATCTGCGGCGCTTCTCTGCCGGAGGCATTCCGCCAATGGACGAACATATCCGGCGGTTATTCCAATAGCTCATGTAGTAGCGCCAGATCATTGTTTTCAGCTGTTCTG